TCATCGTGTGGGTTTCACGATCTCGCCGACGCGTCGATAAACTGTTTCTGTTATGCGTTTATCGGTATGCCCAAGCAGTCGGCTGGCATGACCAAGATCGTCAATCTCACTGGCTGCCTTCGGCCGGATATCCCTGAACTGAAACTGTCGAATGCTTGAAGCGAGTTGCGCATCTTCGTCCTCTAGAGCTTTCGCGATAGCAACATTGCGTGCATCGTCGAATCGTAGGCGAAGCATTGGCGCGGTCACGCGGCGACCATCCTCCGTAATGATCAAATACGGGTTTCGTACTGCGCGCGCCTTCCGCTGTGCGAGCAGCTTTTCTATCAGCTCACCTAAACCGTTAATGATCTCGCCTGCATCGAGCCGGATGCGGAGCTTTTTCGAGGTCTTGCCCTGCGCAACCAGCAGAAAGCTGTTGGTGACATCCGTAGCGCGCATGGATAGGACATCAGCAGGGCGCTGGCCCGTAAGATAGGCCAGGTCCATGGCGTCTTTGAGTTCTGGCACGGCAACACCATAGACGGCATTCCAGATCGCGGCATCAGCGTAAAAGTCACGTGGTGTCTCTTTGTTTTTGCGCACACCGGAGGCTGGATTTTCCTTGTCAGTGATACCCCATTCCCTGGCAATGTTATAGATGTGCGAGAGCAGTGAGATCTCGCGATTTGCCCGAACCTTCCCGGTCCGTTTGTCGCGGTACTGGGCTATCACCTGTGGTGTCACCGCATTGATCGGCGCTTCGCTGAATGCTTTCCTGAGTTGCGTCAGTGAAAGCAAGTTGTCCTTTTGGGTTCTAGGCTTTTTCGCCGGAATGATTTCGGCTTCGTATCGGTCGAAAACTTTTCCCAGAAGGGTGTTCTTTTGCGGAATTGGCTTGCAATCGAGTTTCGCCCATTCCGCCTTGGCGACATCCAAGTCGCCACCCAACGGAATTTCCTTCCTCTTCCCCTGATCATCTCTCCCATCGTAGTAATACCCGACCCATTCCGAGCCGTTTATCATTGACCTGACCCGCCTAATCATTCGAGGTGGCAGATCCCGATTAGCAGCCTTTCTTGGTCGCATTTTTACCCCACGCGTGAAAGATCTAGCGACCAGGCTTCGGTCGCAATATTTTCAGATGAAGGCTTCACACCGGACAGTTTCATTCGGGCGTACACGCGACCAACAACGGGTCGTCTTGCACCTGTAAGTACGTACTTCCAGCCATTTCGATTGAGCCAGTCCAGCTGCAATGAAGGTCGTTGATACCCGGTGATTGCGACCAGCTCGTCCTCGGCAAGAGTTTCGCTATTAATTTCCATGTTTATTCCTTTCTAAATTCGCTTCTGCTTGTATGGGTTCGCCCTGTTGGCGTTGCATGCTCTCGTCGGCTTTGTAGGCGCGGATGTCGATCAGCGAGGCGACGTGGCGGATGTGCGCGTACTTCAGTGCCTTGCGGCTGGTGTCCAGCGTGGTGATCGGAAGCTGGATCCGGCCGCTGTTGATCTCCGTCACGAACGACTGCTCGTTTAGGTTGCGAAAGTACTGCTCGCGGACTTTTTCCAGCGGGATCAGGACGTCACCGAAGATTCGATAGAGCAGTTCGACGGTGGCCGTTTCGGGCGCCGGATGCAGGCGAAGCGGATTCTGTGCAGCGTTACTCATGGCCTTGTCGAGCCTCCTTGCGTTGTTGTCGTGCCGGGTGGTTCCAGGCGTTCAGGCAGTGGCGTCTGGTCAGCTCGCGCAGATGTTCGGGCACTTCGAGGAGCGCGGCGTTACGCTCCTCGCGTGTGCGCATGGCAACGATCTGGCGGGCGTACTCCCTAGGCCACGTCACGGCGATCTGCCGGGATGGCAGGAAGATCAATGTCCAACTGCTCGGCCAGCCAACGGATACCGGCCTGCTTCACCCGAGTCGACTGGCTGTACTGCATTCCGTATTTTTCGTCATACCAGGGACTGTCCTTGACCCGCAGGTACGCTTTGTCTCGCTTCGGGTTCGCCGGCAGGTTTCCCTTGAGCAGACCTTTTTCCCGCATGAGAGCGATCAGTTTGGGGCGAGTGAGGCCGAGTTGAGCGGCTGCTTGGGCGAGGTTGCGTTCCATAAACGGTTCCTCAAGCAGCATGCGCAGCAGGAGTGGCCGCTGCAGCAAGGTGGTTGATGGACTCAATGAGCTTTGCGTAGATCTCGGCATCGGGGTCGTACAGGGTGAAGCAACGCGTATGCGGGCTCTTGTTGCCGATGCTCAAGATGGCAGTGGCGCCGCGGCGCGAATGGGTGCGATGCAGCGCCACGTGCAGGGGAAGCTCGAAACCCATGTCGAGACTCAGCACACCGCCGGTGTGCACCAGTTCGAACACGCGCTGTTTGTCCTGGACTTCAAAACGGCCGTATTGACGATCGGCATGCGGGAGATGCACCAGGTCGCTGGAGTTGCTCGCGTCGAACGGACCGTTGGCAATCTCTTCGATGAAGTCGGCGAGTTTGAGGTGCATCTTCTTGTCGTTTTGCAGGGTCAGCGTGTGGCGTTCGCTACCCAGTTCGACGACAAAAGTGCTTTCCACTGTGCCGCGCTCAGCCTTGAGGCGAAACGCCAGGCAATCACGTTTCGGTGCTGTTCGCAGGACGTGGTTGAAGGTCTCGGTCAGGTTGACCTGGGCGTTGAGCAACTGCAGGGTGCGGTTGTCGATCTTGTACTTGATCATGCCGCGTGCCCTCCACCGTTCGGATCGATAGGAGAGGGCTGGCAGGACTTGGCGACAAGCTTGGGTTTGCTGTTATGAATGACGACCAGACAGCCCGTGGCGAGCTGCAGCTGTTCGATCAGTTTGCGATTGCTGACGCATGCCGGATGGACATGCAAGGTTGCGGTGGTGCGCATAGGTATTGCCTCGCTCTGTGGTAAAGAGTGAGGCAAATATCACGCACTGTGCTTGTTTGTGTCAACACATAATGTGTTTAAAATAGCGCGGCACTGTGTAGGAAGCGTGATGACTTCAATATTCCGCCTACGAGATGGATTTCCTCCACCTCTTGTTCTGCAATGTGAAGAGTTTCGTGCTCGGTATTGACGCTATCCAAGCGATACATTCCGTCACGGAGATAAATAAACTCTTTGATCATCGCTTTGCCGGAGGACGTTCGAACTATGACCTCGTCACCGCTACTGAAGCGTTTGTTCGGCTCTATAAGCACGAATTCGCCATTCTTTATGCGGGGCATCAGGCTATCGCCCATGACTCTTATGCCATAGGCATCTGGGTCATCGCTGTGTATGTTTAGGAAGCCTTCACCTTGCCCTGGTGGCGGTTCTACCGTGTCGAAGAGGCCCTCATTCCCAAGCTGTGCGTTTGATAGCACAGGCACCTTTCCATCCTTAGCCCAGCCTACACGGCTGCTAACAGGTTGGTCTTTGTCTTTCGATCTTCCGTAGTCCCTCACAAGACGGTCTTCAGACCGAATCCGACCTTGAATGGCGTCTGAGTAAGACTCAACGTCGGAACGATTTTTTCCTGCTACCAAATCTGGAAAAGACACTCCCAGCGCTGTCGCTATCTTTTGTAAGTCGTGGAGATTGGGCTGACGAGCCCCTTTCTCGTAATTGCCTATCCGAGACTGGGATTCCCAACCGCAAGCGAAAGCAAGGGCTTGTTGGCTCATGCCCTTGGCTTTGCGGTATTGCTTGATACGTTCGCCGAGTGTGTTCATGTACTTTTTTTACCACGCTCTGAAATTATTTATCATCACTTTGCGTGTTGAAATATCTACGATTCGTGATTATGATGGCTGCGGCTAATTGGAGGGCATCATGAATCTGATCGCTGAACATCGAGAGAAAGCTGGGATCAAGCAAAAGGAACTCGTTGTAGCTCTTGGGTGGACTCAGGCACGTATAAGCAATTACGAGGCAGGACGTCGAATCGCAGGGCTTACGGAGTGCAGAGCCATAGTCAGAGCGCTCAATAAGTTAGGAGCGCCGTGCAGTCTTGATGACGTATTTCCTCCGGAAATGGAAGAGTCCCAAGCCGCATAGAAAAAAGGCGACCCAAGGGTCGCCCAGTTTCTCCCGACAGCATCACCACAATGCTTTCGGGTCGCGATGTCGAAAGGTGAGCACACCACATGCCGCCAACCTTCATCGCGTTTCCAAGGCTCGGAAGCCTTGGTGTTGCTGCCGTTCTTACCACAGAGCTGGCAGCTGTTGCGCCAGGGGTGAACAACGGATTGTTCGCCCCGGCACGGTGCCGGTGTTGGTCTTACGAACCTAGCCGGCTTTGGGCCTCTCCAGACCACGCGGCAAATGTATCACCAACTTCTGTCGCGCGGCACTGGCAACTTTTAGGATTAATGCCATGAGCCGAATCGCTCTCAGTTCTCTGGAACGGGCGCAGCGGGAAATCCTGCCGCTCGATTTAGCGCTGTACCACGCCGCTCGCGATTACCCGGGTGGCGCTGCTGCCATCGCTGCTACAACGGGTCGTAACCCGACCACGCTGCAGCACAAGTTGTCGCCGACCCACCCGAGCCACTCCATCAACATTCAGGAATTCGGCGAGATCCTCGAACTGACCAAGGATCGCCGCATTCTCGACGCGGTGCATGCGCTGGTCGGTGACACGGTCTGGCAGGAGCTGGCAGACACCTATACCAACGACATGCCCGAGACTCTGACGACGGGTATCGCCGAGTACTTCCGCCAGGTCGCAGATCTGGCCGAGACCTGGGCCAAGAGCATCGGCGATGGTGTGGTGACTGATCAGGAACTGGCCGCGATCCGCCTGCAGGTGTTCCGGGGCATTCAAGGGCTGCTGGGTTTGTTCAACCGCGCCACCTACGTCAACCAGACGACGCGAGGTGCTGATCGTGGCTGACATCGCCGATTTCGCCAATGATCTGGTGCAGGAACGCATCGATCAGGCCATGGCTGCGCGCAGCGCTGCCAAAGCAGAAAGCGCTGCCCATTCTTTGCTGTTCTGTGAAGCCTGTGACGATCCGATTCCGGAAGCACGCCGACTGGCCCAGCCGGGTTGCTCGCAATGCATCAGCTGCCAGTCCCTTTCTGAGCGGGGGATTCAGCATGCTCGATGAGGTGTTGGGGCAATTCGCCGATTACGGTCTGGAGCCAGCGCAACCGCTGGTGTTCGGCAAGCTGACCCGCTGCAAGACATCGCAGGACAAGGGCAAGGAAAAGAACGGCTGGTACGTGGTCCACGAGCAGCGCACGGAGAAGGGCGACACCCTGATCTTTGGCGCCTTCGGTGACTGGCGTTCGGGCGAGACGCAGAAGATCAAGGTCAAGGCCGGCCGCATGTCGCCTGAAGAGCGTGAAGTGATGCGCGCCCGCCAGGAGGAAGCCAAGCGCCGCGCTGCCGAAATCGCGAGTAACGCTGCGCGGCGGGCCGCGAAAAGGGCGCAGGGTTTGTTCGAGCGCATGCCGACCACCGGCCGCAGCGACTACCTGGACCGTAAGCAGATCGTTGGTATCAAAGTGCGTTACGCGCCGCGCACCGGTGCGGTACTGGTGCCGATGAACAATGCCCGTGATCAGATCATGGGCCTTCAGGTGATCTTTCCAAACAAGCAGGAAGACACCGGCCGCGACAAATCCTACTGGCCTTACGGGATGGCAAAGGAGGGCACTTTCCACCTGCTCGGTCCGCACCCAGTACCGGGCGAACCGGTGCTGGTCTGTGAGGGTTACGCCACCGGCGCCAGCCTGCACATGGCGACGTCGCTCGCTGTGGCGGTGGCTTTCGATGCGGGCAACCTGTTGGCCGTGTGCAAGGTCATGCGCGAGCGCTTCGCCGGTTGCCCGCTGATCATCTGCCGCGATGACGACTGGAAGACCACCAAGCCCAACGGCGATGCGTGGAACCCGGGTGAGGAGAAAGCGAGCAACGCCGCCCTGATCGTCGGAGCCCAAGTGGTCTCGCCTATCTTCTCGATTGAGCGTCACGACAGGTGGACCGACTTCAACGACCTGCACGTCGCCGAAGGCCTCGACGCGGTGCGTCGTCAGGTGCTGGCCGTGGTGCGCCCACCGGCAGCCGGTGGCTGGAAAGATCAGTTGGCTCGCAGTGAAAGCGGCGCCTTGATCGCGCACATGCAGAATGTCGAACTGATCCTGGCTCACGACGAACGCTGGGCCGGGGTGATCAGCTACTGCGCCTTCAGCTCGAAGATCGTCAAGCTGCGTGCGGCGCCTTATGGCGGTGGCACCGGCGAGTGGGCCGACATCGATGATGTGCGCGTGATGAAATGGCTCGCGCAGCAGTACAACCTGCGCGTGAAGTCCTCGCACGTGATCGAGGCTGTCAGTGTCGTGGCCCACGATCACGCATTTCACCCGGTGCGTGAGTACCTGAAGAAACTCGAATGGGATCGTGTGCCGCGCCTGGAGCGTTGGCTGACGGATGTCATGGGGGTGAAGGCAACGGATTACACCTCCAAGGTCGGCAAGCGCTGGATGATCTCGGCCGTGGCGCGGGTGATGAAGCCCGGCTGCAAGGCTGACTCGGTGATGATCCTCGAAGGCGTGCAGGGCGCCGGTAAGTCGACCGCCATGAGCGTGCTCGGCGGTGAGTGGTTCATGGACACGCCGTTTGCCCTCGGTGACAAGGATGGCTTTCAGGCGATTCGCGGTAAGTGGATTGTCGAGCTCGGCGAGCTGGACAGCTTTAACAAGGCTGAGAGTACCAAGGCTAAGCAGTTCTTCTCGGCGTCCACCGACACCTACCGCGAAAGCTATGGCCGCAGAACATTGGACGTGCCACGCCAGTGTGTTTTCGTCGGTACCACCAACCAGGACGAGTACCTCAAGGACGCCACTGGTAACCGCCGTTATTGGCCGGTGGCATGTACCAAGGTCGACGTGGCGTTGCTGCGCGAGATCCGCGACCAGCTGTGGGCCGAAGCGATGTTTTGCTTTGAGGCCGGCGATCTCTGGTGGGTAACGCGAGAGGAAGCGCCGATGTTCAGCGAGGAACAGGACGAACGCTTTGTGGTGGACGAATGGGAAACGCCCATCCTGACCTGGCTCGAAGAGTCGCAGATCGGCGAGACCACTACCGGCAGTGAAGTGATGAGTCAGGCGCTCAAGCTCGATCCCGGTCATTGGGGCAAACCCGAGCAGATGCGCGTGGGAGCGATCCTCCATCGACTGGGCTGGCGACGTTTCCGTTTGGGCGCCTTGAGCAAGAGCGGCCAGCGGCCCTGGGCCTACAAGAAACCGGATGGTTGGGGCAGGGCGCCTGTGCTGGAACAACCGGAGTTTGAGGAGCCGTGCTTCGATGATTAAAGCGATCGATATGGCTCTCAAACAATGGGCGCATGAGCTGCACAGCGACGAGGTGGCCGCCGGTTACTCGGGCGGCAATATGGTCGCCATGATGATGGAGAGCGGTGGCCAGCTCGTGCGCGGCAGGCGTGGGAGCAGGGTGCCGCTGGAAGCCTCTCTGGACATCGAGCGTATCGTCAAGAAACGCCTCGATCCCGAGTTGATGACGGTGGTGCAGGTGCATTACTTCCAGCCTGATGCGCCTTTGACTGCGCGTCTGGCCGAGAGTGGCTGCACACGCAATCTTTACTACCAGCGCCTACATGACGCTCACATCGTGGTCGAGCACTTCCTCTTGGGGGAAGCGGCTTGAACGTGGGCATTACTCTGGCTCACGCCGTCCCACTGGCCTGCCTCCGTCCCACTGCTTTTTGCGGTGGTGGGACGGGCGCAGGCCCCGTCGTTGTTGGGCTGTCCCACCGTCCCACCTTTTTCATGCCTCCCGCCCGTGTATGCGTAGCGGGCATCAATGCGCGTGTTCACGCGAACGCGTGTTTTTAAATATTCTCTCTATACACGAGAAAGGAGAGTTAAAAGTAGGACGGTGGGGCTAAGCCCCAATCTACGGGGCTTTCAGACGTCCCACCTTGTTTTAGAGAGGTGGGACGCATGGGACGCCAGAAAAGCAAAAGACAGCCGGGATAGATATTCACCGACATTCGCCAGCCGTTCACCGGGCGTAACCCACACATTCACCGGATGGCATTAAAACGGCCTTGCTGCCACCAGAATCGACCTGTAAAAAGGGGCCATCTTCGATGGGTGCGACCGCAAAGCGCGGCAGGCCACCCACCACCTGACCCGGCCATTGCGCCGGGTCTTTTTGTTTAAGGGGCAGGGCAATGACGAACGAGCAACAGGCACTGGCAGAGATGCCGATCTGGTTGGTGATTGCCCTGTCATTGGTTGGCGGTGTGTCCGGCGAGATGTGGCGCGCCGACAAGGACGGGGCGAGAGGCTGGGCATTGTTGCGCCGCCTCGCACTTCGGTCCGGTGCCTGCATCGTGTGCGGCGTGTCAGCGATGATGTTGCTGTTCGGTGCGGGCCTGTCGATCTGGACAGCCGGCGCCCTCGGTTGCCTGACTGCGATGGCCGGCGCCGATGTCGCCATCGGCTTGTACGAGCGCTGGGTGGCCAAGCGGCTGGACCTGAGCGAGGCCGAGCCGAAGGCATGAGCCGGGCAGGCCCGGGAGGGCGCCGATTTTTACGGGTCCTCCCTGAGGGCCGCCCCCTACACGGGTTATCGAACTCGCGGAATCTCTCTAGCTAAAACCTTCGCAGGGATGTCCGTCTTTCCAAGTGGAAGGCGGGTCTCAGCACTGATAACGATCACGGATGTGCCGGTTGTAGTACGAGCCTTTGGATGTGGCCATCATCAAACCCTGATGCACTGTTGAGGGAACGCCGCAGAAGTCGTAGGAGTGGCCTTGTTCAAAGCGGATCTTCATTCGTCTCGTTGCTGGATCGTAGCCAACAGCAGTCATCGCACTGGAACGCACGGCAATCATTTCCATGACTTCTCTCCCTCTGACAGTTCTTCAACAGAGACTAGTCGAGCGAAACGGATCTGCAGCCCAGGTCACCAAAAAGGCGCCGGGGACCCTGGGGACTTTCAAAGGACACGGGGTCGGAAACCCGCGGGATCGTGTTAGTGGGAGGCCCGCCAGCTTACTGAAATTTCAATCCATTGAAATCTTGAAAGGATTCATTGAAAAGCCGCTGAAAAGGAGGGCTTATGAGCACAGCTACGTACCTGTCAAAGAGCGCCTTTGCTGCGCACATCGGACGGTCGCCGAGTTACATCACCTGGCTGAAGGAAAACGGTCGACTGGTCCTGTCCCCCAATGGAAAGCAAGTCGATGTTCAGGCCACTGAAGCGTTGATCCGTGATACCGCCGATCCGAGCAAGGCTGCCGTCGCTGCTCGCCACCAACAGGATCGGCTTCAGCGTGATGTGTACGGTCACGTCGCAGCCCAATCCGAGCCGACCAACATGGCTGCGCCGCCGCCCGTTGATCCTGCGCAGGGGCAGACTCCAGACTTCCAGAAAGCACGAGCGCATCGCGAGCATTACTTGGCGCGGATGGCGGAGATGGAGTTTCGTAAGGCACAGGGCGAATTGGTGGAAATCAGCTTCGTACAGAAGGCTGCATATGAAACGGCACGTTCGCTCAACCAATCGCTGATGAGCTTGTCGCCTCAATTGGCGCCACAGCTCGCCGCGCTGTCGGATCCATGGGAAGTGGAGAGGCAGCTAACGGCTGCGCTGCGCCAGCGACTTAACGAAGCGGCACAAGTGTCAAGCGATGACTTTGGATTTGCGTTGAGCGAGTGCTAAGGATATCCGCTGATAGGCATTTTTCTGCTCGCATCGGAATTGATTGGCGCCTGCTTCCCGTCAGTATTAGCCGTCGGCGTAAAGTGTTATCACGCGCCTACCGATGCAGCAGGCGAGTGTAATTTTGAATCTACCACCGCATGCGTAGTCACCCATTTTAAGATCTGGATATGCAGGTGCTTGTCAGAAGGTTATCGCTCTACTGCGACGCACTTGATCTCCACGAGAAGGCCAGGTCGAGCTAATTCACTGACACCAATGCAGGTCCATGCACAAGTACTTCTCGGAAAGACTTTATCCTTTACGCGTCTGAAAATTGGCATGTGACGGTGCATGTCGACGTGGTAAGTTGTCATTTCTACGACATCTTCAAATTTACAGCCACCTGCCTCCAAGACGATCCGAAGATTGTCCCATGCAGCTAAAAACTGCTGCTCAGGTTCTTCAATGACGGATAATTCCGGCGTCCTGCCTACCTGACCCGCGCAGTAGAGAGTTTTTCCTATCTTTACTGCTGGTGCATAACCCGCGCGCTCGTAGATCAATCTCATGCCATCTGGAACAATGATCTGACGGTCAGTCATGATTGCGGAGCCCCAAGTTAGAACGGTTACGAAAGCTAACTCAGGGGCCAGAGCCGCGTCCACTCAGTTCACTTCTCATCTATTAATCAACCCACAGGTGCTTTTAGCCGCTGCTGAGTCTTTTTGAACTCATTACCTAATGTGGCTACCTCAATCGATGCAAAAGGCGCGAGCCGGGGGCGTTACTGATCAGAAGCATTTCGATGGTTGGTTCGCTACTAGGCTGGCTCGTCAGTTCGTGTCGTCATCACCTTGAAATATATCTGCGTAAAGTCGCGCGACTGTAGGGGTAAGGTTATGACCGGTAGGAATGAGAAAGTCGGCGTGTGGTGCGAGCCGTTTTACGTAGATGACTTCGTAAACCCTGCGCACGATTCCAGGTGCTGTTTCTTCCCGGTCCAGGCCAGGCATTATCCCTACCGCTTTGTAACCGGCTTGCTCCAGTGCTTGTTGCATATACGGCGTGCGGGTTGTTGCCATGCCATAGATCAGCCCCGCGCCCATGAACGTGCCGATTTTTTCTCCCAGGTCCTGGGCCGCAACGGCCAGTCTGGCTTGTCTGTGCGGTTTGGCCACCGCGCCGACCCGCCCGAAAATAACGTCAGCACCGTCAATTTTTTCCCACGTGGCGATAGCGACAATCTCATCGTTCTGGCGGACGACGGTAGCGAATATGCCTCGATCCGGATCGTCTTCGAGCACCACGTTGTCTGCGTAGAACTGCTGGTCCAGAAACGGGCTTGCCAACCCCACCGAAATGGAGGGAAACCATGTCCGGAAAAAATCTGTCGCGACATTGATCTCCTCACGTTTCAGGTAATCCCAACTGTAGCCATAGGGTAAATCGGTGAAGCTGCGAATTTGCTCGATCGTTGGCCATTTCAT